ACAAACTTACAGCTGAATCCTGTTTCCATTTACACAAAATTTTGGACAGTGTCTCTTTAATCTATAATACTATTTTAATAGAGATATTATCTCATTAGGAGTACAAATTATATGGTCTGCATCTGATCCTAACAATGACTCTTCATTAGCACTTCCCCATAAACAAGCAACACTTTCAATTCCTGCTTTATTTGAGGCTATTACATCACTAACCTCATCCCCAAAAGAAATAACATCTTCCGCACTTAACCCTAATCGAGTCAATGCTAAATTCATTCCTTCCGAGTTTGGCTTTTGCAATTTAACATCATGATAAGCAACAACTGTATCAAAAGGTATATTGAAGTGATTTAACACTTTCTTTACATAACCAGAAGGAGCTTTACTCACAATTCCAACTTTTAAATTATTATCTCTTATAAATTCAAATACTTTATCATAAGCTTCATATAATATAAATTTTGGAATCAGTGAATAAACTATACTCCAATTGTGGGCACTTCTATACGGCTTAGCAACATTTGAGTCTACTAAAGTTTGATCAAGATCAAAAATTATACCTTTCTTCATAAATATACATATTAGAATAATAGTTGTGATTCATAATCATGTTTATACTGGAGCTGTTTTCCTGACTGTAAGAATTCGTACAATATATTCGCTTCACGTAATTGAAGAGCTCCTTTTCTGATTAAATAACTATTTCCACAAACATTTTCCATTTCATTCACACGTTGATCTTTATAAAAGACTGCTGCTAAAATTTTATTATTATCAATGGTCGTTTGGACAGCGTGCATTGTGCCACCCTTTATCCCAGTTTGAATTACAATTGTAGCAATAGCTAACCCCGCTTGTAATCTATCTCTTTCTACGAAATTCGTTTTAAAAGCAGGAGAGTCATAAAAATACTCGGATAGTAGCACTCCCCCTTTTTCTACTATTTCTATAGCAATGTTTTTATGTACCTTTGGAGAAATAGTATGAAGACCATGGGCTAATATAGCTGTAGTTGTTCCATTTTTTACAGATAAAGCTGCTTTATGAGCAATAGTATCACATCCTAATGCTAAGCCACTAACAATATTAAATCCTTTCTCTGCAAAATATTCTCCATAATATTGCCCTGCTTCTTCACCTTCTATTGTAGGGTGTCTTGTTCCAATTATTGCAATTGATTTCTTATTATTAATACTATTAATATCACCTTTATAATTAAGTATTATTGGAGCCACATCTTTAAATCTATTATTACTATATGATTTCAGCACTTTAAGTTGTATCGGAAACAAATTATCATATTGAGAAATAATATGTACACCATTATTTAAAGATTTATCTAAAACTCTTTGAGCTTCATCAATAGCTTTCTGACAAAGTTCTAGGGTAAATTCTTTGTTTAATCTTATATAATGAGTTTTTATACATTCCCGTATATATGATGTAATGTCATTATCAGAAAACAAGTTACGTTCTATCATAGCTTTAGCTACTAACTCCACATTCTTAGGACCAAAACCTGGCAAATGTTTCAGCTTAATAATTAATTCCGTTTCTTTAGATACACTCATAACAATTATAAATTTTCGTTAGCATGTTCATCATGACTTGTTCTTGCAATACAAAATAAATAAAAAATTATTTTGGGCCACACCTTCTTTAATGTTTTTATTATTTCTGCAACAGTTGTACATATTGTTATATCATTAACTATTAAGATTTTTTTTGTTTAAGTTATAAGTACGATTATTTATTTTAATACATCATTTACTTCAGCCTATCTTTCTGCTAATGATAAGAAATGCATAGGTTTAGTTTCCCTCTTCTTATGAAGCAATTGTGGTAAATATTTTACTCCAGTTTCATCAGCAATTGCTTTGGCTAAACTTCTTATAGGCGCATTTTTTCGAGGTATAGTTTCTTCATGTCCCATCATTCTTATAACATAATCAAATTGTAATCCCTCAATATGTAAGGCCTTAACACATTCATTTATTATATCCTGACTTACTTCTTTTTTACATACAGATACCTTTTTGCTCCAATCTGTCAGGGATTGATTTCTAGGTATATAATATACAATATGATATGCATCTTTCAATCCCGCTTTTATATATTGCCAATCATCAGATAAATATTTTAATTTCATACACTACTCTCTTGTTGTTTTTGCTAAAAAAATACCTATGACACTCTTAGCGCCTGTTTCTAAAAGTTTAGCAGCCACTTGTTTAAAGGAGCCCCCAGATGTTATAACATCATCAAACAGTAATACATTTTTACCTTTATATTGTTCGGAATTCAGTATTAAATATGGTATCACATTTTTATTACTGGTACCTTTTGTTTCTTCATGCTCAATTGCAGAAAGGTAATTAAAACCGTTTTCAATATTTAAAGCTTTAGCTACTATTTTACAAAAATACTCAAAACGCTTATTTGTCTTTTCCGGTTTTGAAGCAGGTATTATCATTAAACAGGTGTTTTCAAGATTAACGCCCTCTTTTTTAATACTTTCCACTATTATGTTAGCAGCATATTCAATAATAGCTTTATGTCCATCTTTAAAATCATATATAAAATTACGAACAGTCTTTATATTAATATCTACATCATTTCCTATACCAGACAAAGGGTAATAATCATGAATTACATAGTACTTACATTCTTTAAAAGCCATGCTTCTTTCTTTTTTCATTCGAACTAAATATGAATCACGATGACGGAATTCTTTAATTTTCTTATCATATTTAAGAGTATACATAGCACTTTTTCTGTTTTAAAGGTTAATACTTTGTAAAAGTAGCAATAAATAAATTAATATTGTCATAATAATTAAATGTTAGATAACATAAAAAGTCCCGACCGCTACCAGTCAAGGCTCAAATTTATCAATGATGATTTTTATTACAAACTTGCCGCTAATGAGAAAGGTTGTGGAATTAAGGATGAAAAGCCCCGACTTTCGCAAGCCGGAGCATCTAAATTTAAAGTTTTTCTATTTGCTCCGCTTGATTATAAATACTACAACCAGCAAAACAGCTATTCCAACACACATCCAACCTATTTGTTCCGGTAATGTGGATTCCTTATTGTCTTTTATTTCTTCTGACCGGCTTTTCTCATGGTTCTGAGAAGACAACTCCTTGTCAGCATCCACTTTCATACTATCCTGTATTTCTACATTTGTTTCCTCCTTCTTCCTGAGGTCACCTTTTATCTGCCCGTCAGCAAGTAACGGACGTTTACCTGTCAGACTGTCAACCGGCTTCCGGGTATCATAAACACGGAAATCAATCACATAACTGCCTTCAGTAGCAATGAGGGTTGATAAAGAGGTATGAGAACCTTCCACCACATGAACAGATTCAGATATGCTGTCAGTACTGACAACTTTCCTTTCTTTCATTACAGCCTTATGCGAGCTGCCACATGATCCGAACAACAGGAACAAACACATGAAAGGAGCCAGCAATATATGCCGGCTTACCCAGTTCATAACTCTAACCAACATAGTCTACAACTTAAGAACTTGCATCCTGTTATCCCCGTCAGCCCGATAACTGACGTGCACCCAAGCGAAGTTAGACTCGTCAATCAATTGATCATAGGGCAGGTTCTTGCGGATATATTCAAATAACAGCTTGTTTTGCTGTCTGTCTCCAGTGTCAATATCAGCAGCTTCCCCCTTCATGTGCTGCGAGGTCTTACTTCCCCTAACGGCCGCATTAAGCTCCGGACAGCGATAGCCACTGTTTACTGTTATTGGCTTTCCCCACCATGTGCGTAACGGGTCCAGTACGTTATCCACCAAGGCAGTCAGAGCAGTCACATGCTCCTGTCTGCATTTGTTGTTGATACCCAAGCGGTCAGCAGTCGTTGACTTGCAGAGTTCCGCAATCGTAAAAAACTTCATTTCTTTTCCTCCTTTTTGTTTTTTCATAAAAAGAATATAGCTATATTTGCACAAAAACATAGCGTGTTTTTCATGTAATAGAACTGAGTTTACCGGTCTGGCGAGGCCGGTTTTTCATTATTCCTACCGATTGCCCCCTGTTCCTCATCAAACAGTATCTGAGCCACCATCCTAGCGATATCATCCTTGTTCTCGATGATCACACTCATTGTCTTCTCGGCCTTGCGCAACTCTTCTTTCTCCCACGCTTTTTCACGAACTGATTTAAACTCACAGAAAATGCAGTAACCCGTCCAGATCATTGAAAAAACAGGGAAGGGGATAACAACACAGCATAGCAGGTCAATGAAGCACAATTCTATGAACGGGGTGAAATACTTCTTCGCCTTGATGGCTGTTTTCTTATACCCCGTGGATGTTCTTGCCTCCCCGCGTTGTTTGGCCTTCATTATTCCTGAGACCAAATCCACAAACATTGCACCGATAGTGGCTGCGATACACAGGGCTATCAGTACAATGTGTATCATCATGTGCTCGTTGATAAAATTGTAAATTACGTCTTTCATTACTTTGTCTTGATTATAAAATATATTGTTCCAAAGATATGTCTATTTACTTGCGTCATTGTTGCAGAATTACTTAAATCCATTGCCACGATATGACAATAAAAAAGACAAGAAAAATTAATTATAAAGCTTTCTGCTAAACCCAATAGTAGAAATCTAGTAGAAATATTAACATACAAACACTTATTTCTACTGAATATCTACCACTATTCAATAAAATGATATTATCAATTGATATTCAGCTTATCATCCAAGTTCCGGCGGAACTTAGGCTAAAAACAGGAGATATTATGGCAAAAATGCATAAACTGACGAAGGGCGGACAAACCATATTCCCAGCTACCATCTATGATGCGGTGGTCAATCCCCAAACACGCAAGAGCCTGACAGCGGAAATAGCTGAATTGGAAAGTTCCTTGAATGGTGGTGATACCGGATATATCAAGCTTAATATCCAATCGTGGGTAACAGGCCAGTGGACGGGAGAAGGATCATCATTGACTCATAATGATAACTCTTCTTATAAACGTAATACTGAGGTGAGTACTCTTATTAAAAGAGGCGCAGTTTTAACAATGTATGAAGCCTCCGGAAAACAAGTGAAAATGAATGGTTATGGTATTACATTCAAGTTCAGAGATTCCGCAAAAAACAAGGTAGAATGGAGATGGTATGAATCCGGTAATGGTATCCAGATTGGGAATACTGATGCTGTTGAGATTTATATGACTGTTGCATCATCCGGTATAGAGTCTTTGAACGGGTTTGTAATTAAGGGAGCTTATGTGAAAGGAGCCGGGGATAAAATCAGTGAGCTGACAGAAAATGTGGAATCTTTGGAACGATCTACGGCTGACAATATAGAACATATATCCAATCTTGACGAATCGGTTAATGGTGGCAATATTGGACGCATATATATTAATGAGAATGATCTGGTTACCGGACGCTGGACAGGTGAAGGGAAAAATCTGAAAGCAGATTCGATGGAGGGATATTTGCGAACGAAAGAAATATATGACATAAACTTGAAAGCCGGTGACTTGGTTTCTGTATATGACAAGACTGGAAAACAAGTGAAAGCCAACAGTCTCGGACTGAATATGAAGTTCAAAAACTCGACTAATACATCATCCATCATCTCCTATCAGGACAGCGGTACTTATTACAAGCTCAATGAGGATGCGACGCAGATGGCATTTTTTGGAACTTCGTCGGCCGTTGAAAAGATTACCGGTTACTTTTTCAAAGGATTTCGGGTTAAAGGCTTTGACGAAAAAATCAGTGATGTAGATGAGTCTATTCACAAACATATTAATGATGTAAAAATCACTGATTTTTATCATTCTCTTAAAATACTTTTCATCGGTTCTTCCTTTGGAGTTGACACGATTAATTACGTTGGAGATATAGCGCACAGTTATAATTTTAATATTGTTATCGGCAACCTTTATGTTGGCGCTTCTGGTATTAAGGATTATATAACATTTTATGAGTCCGACCGCAAAATATCCTACTATAAGTGGGGGTTGAATGCCACTGTCTGGGAGAATGGCACCAGTACGGTAAAAGAGGCTTTGTCCGACGAAGCGTGGGATTTTGTGATAATCCAAAACGGAGCATATCAATCCGCAGATGAGTCAACCTATTGGGATCAGGACGAGAAAGGGAATATTACCAAGAACTATGTGAGTCTGTTTGCTGACATCATTGATAGATGTTGCCTGTTCTCGCATCCTGTAATCTGTTTTAACATGACATGGGCGTACAGCGTATATCATACGCTCTCATCATCGCAAGGATCGAAGGACAAGTGGCTGAGTTTCGGTATTAATCAAAAGCAGAGGCAGCTGGGTATGTATACGGAATTGTGTCGCTTGGCTCAAAAGGTATTGCAACATTGCCCGGAAGTAAAATTCGTCATCCCTTCCGGAACAGCCGTACAAAATGCCAGAGGCACGTCTTTAAGGGCCGATACGACCATACAGGGAGTTGTGTCTCAATCCAATCCGGAAACGGGCACTCCTGTTACAACCGTAGTCCCAACCATAGAAGAGGCTGAATCAATGACTGACTTGAATCAGGCTGCGGTAGATTATCCATTCATGGCCGGTAAGGATAATAACTTCATGAACTGGCATTATGGTACAGATTTGAGCAGGGACTGTCTGCACATGACAGAAGGGATCGGAAGATATCTTGTAGGAGGAGCCTTATGGCAGATGATTGGTTATAAACTTAGTCACTTAAACTTCTTAGGAAATACATACCGGACGACTAAGGAAGACAAAACGAATTACAGAATCATAGCGGTTACTGACAGAAGAGCTAATATCGCTCAAAAGTGTGTGATTGCCGCATTGGATAACCCGTATGGGGTTTCAGACATTACGGAATAAAACATATACTTATGATACGAGAACTAATCATCAGAATAATGATCCATCTGTCCGTTGAAGTGCATCCGGATGCGGAATGGTTTTAAGCATAAGGGCTGACCTACACCAAGATCAGCCCTTACGTATTATAGTTATCGTTAGCGTTATTGTCGGCCAGACCTGAAAAATATACCAACGGACCAGCAGATTAAATCTTGTTGATCCGTTGGTAACAACTTAAACGACAAAAAGTGGAAAACTATACTTATTATTCATCATTTATATGGATTGCATCTAATTTAAAGGCATTCGTATTTTTTTTCATTTGGTACACTTTTATATCAGGATTTAGTTTTTTAGCAATCTTGATTAACCCACTTTCTTTTTCGTTAATGTTTACCCCTAAATATATGGATTCAAAACATTCTCCTCCAATTCTAGGAAAAGCTCTTACCTCTTTTCTGTCTATTAGATCACTTTTATTATTTGAGTCAGGTAACATAATCCATGGAAAAGGCTTGAAAATAAACATACGTGCTTCTTGTTCATGTTCCCAGACTTTAGCTTTTGTACACATTTGATAATGAAAGAAATCTTCTTCGTTTTGGAAGTAATCCGGTTTTTCAATAATATCACGATATTGGACTTCATGAGCATGTTTATCAACTATCAGTCCAAGTGATGCATCGAAATATTTAGCCACTTTCTCCATATTCAAGCCAATACAAACTCCTCTATGATTATTATAATAGGCCCACATCAATAACGAATCAAAGACTTTTGACAAGCAGCATACCCAGACGTCCTCCCGATTCCTTCTATATTGGTCAAATGCAAGCGATTCAATAATATCCGATGTCCATGTTTTACACCTTTCAGAAGGTACTTTAGAGAAGTCTATTAAATTTGGATCGCAGTCGAAAGGATCGTTGAATTGCATCGCATTAGTAAACTGGAGAGTTTTATTTGAAAGCATCATTTTTGCTCCTTCAATATCAAGATACTTGTAAAGAACGGAATTCTTTGTTCGGCTTCGGTCTGTATGTTGTTGATCTGATTTCATATTATCATTGTATACTAATTTATAACTATATTTATCCTCTTTTCTAAAAGAAGTTTTGAGATACAAAAGTACATCTTTATTTGAAAATTAATAAAGCATATAACAAATAATGAAATATGATCATAAAATTATATCTATTGGCATAAATGCTTTTAAAAAGCAACGACTATTTAAAGGATGACTCTCTTGAAGAGTGCCCCCTTTAACATTCTAGAACCATTCCGCATCCGGATACACTTCTACGGATAGATGGTTCATTATTCTGATGATTAGGTCTCGGATCATATTATATGTTTTGAGTATTACTCTACTAATTCATTAAATCCAAATCTGTTAGACAAAGACAATTTGATAATTTTTCGTATCTTAATCCTTTGTTGATCATTTAATTCTTGCCAAGCATTATTAAATGGAGTTTTTTGTATACTTATATCTGGTTTCCACTCAACTTTATCAAATGAGATGCCATACATAGGTGAAATATAAGTTTCAAAGAAGGTTCCTCCTAATGCATAAATAGGCAAGCCATTATCAGGATGTAATTTATCAGAAGCTAAATCATTAGAGATGTTAATAGTAGGCTCTCTTCGTAAAGACCATATTGTTGCACCACCTGGTGAAACATTAAAAATGCCACTTAATGCCATAAATTTTTGCGTGTTGATATAGTTTTCTTGCTGCCACCGCTTCTGTCCATCTACAGTATTAGGATAGGGAGATAAATTACCATTTATCGCAGGAGTATACGAACTGTTAAATGCTATGACTGTATCATAATTACAGTTTCGCTTAACTATACTTACCAATTCCGACCAATAAGGGGCCCATTCTTCATCCCATTTTATAGACTGATATGCTCCCTGCTGAAATTCTATTATATCCCAATTTTCATTTAGTGCATCTTTAAAATTTGCAGTAGTCTGCTCCCAATCTGAGCCATTTGTTGATTTCCAGCAGTCTACGGATTCATTATTATTATATCTATCTATCCATTGAGAAAAATAAGCTCCTCCTGTATAGAACCCTGTTATTTCTGCTTCAATCCCTGCTGATTTTATAATTTTATTCAGATACCACCATGTGCACATGTTCCATGACGACCCAAAGCATAATAATCTTAACTTATGCGCACTGTCACGCCGGACTATTGGATTATTGAAAATTTGTGGAACAACATTATCAACCGAATCCAGTATAACCCATTTGCCATTGTTTCTAACATAGCTCTTTCCGTCCTTGGGTGCATCTTCAATATAATTCCCATTAGTACCAACATTATATAATGTACCTGTCTTCTTTAAAATCATGGGCTGCAATTTCTGAGAGTTGACGGAGCTTAATATAGTACCGCTAATTGGCATTAATAATATAGTATTTACAACTATATTAATGTAGAAGGCTGGCTCACTAGAATCACCTAACTTCACCGAAGCTCTGAAATGTTCTATTTCCCCTTTATAACGCGGTCCTCTATATTGAAAGTTATATTTATTATTATATGTTTCTTCTGTTGTTTCTCTGAAATATATAATAATTCGTGCATCATTATCTTCCCCAAAACCATAGCCATTATAAGCCCTTAATTGTGGCTGCCGACTGTCCCACCAAGTCGGTTTACCATTCGGAAATTCAAACCATATATCCTTTAGCGTTTTACCGATTAAACTTAAATCCACGTCTATATCTGAAAGTTTACCGTTGAACTTATCGAACCAAGACAATGTAGATGGAAATTCTTCAAGAAGTCTAACTCTGTCACCTAAATTTTCTTTTTCCCCGGACGCACCAATATCAGTCCAATTGGAAGTATCTGTCCAATTTGCAACAGAGCTGCCTATAAATTGTTCCGTAACACTTTCTTTTTCAGATATTTTATATATTATAATCAGCCCTATTTTCCTTATGTCAACAGGCACTGCTTTACGGGCTGTTGTTGATGTGTAATATGATCCGGACAATGGTATGAAGTAATCTAAATTATATACACTTTCACCTTTTCTTAATTGTTCTATATCTCTTCTTAACGGCGTAAATGTAAAGACATTAAAATAATTGTTGCCATTGGCAAGATAGCAGAAAGAAACAAAACCATCTTGGGCAAAAGTATAATATATTTCTTTTTCATTAATTGTTTCTATTACGGAACCACTTGAATTATATATGACGCAAGCACTAACCCCTACAGCGGATGGAATATTGCTAAAATTTGCCCTAAAATGATCACCCTTTATTATTGGTATTTTAAAATATGTATTCCATCCACCTGCGTCCTTTAAAGTCCCATTTGAATACAAGCTTTTATTTGTAGCAATATATTTATCGAATAGCGTGATTTCTCTTGCTTGTCTTTCCAACTCGGATATTTCCGTAGCCAGACTCTTACGCGTTTTGGAATTGACTACCGCATCATAAATAGTAGCTGGGAATATGGTTTGACCACCCTTGGTTAACTTGTGCATTTTTGCCATAATATCTCCTGTTTTTAGCCTAAGTTCCGCCGGAACTTGGACTGTTGTTATTTTATGTAATTATTGATTAACTCTTAAAATCACTCAGCACATCATCATACTCCTGATCTGACAGAGATACGCTCTGCACCGCATTGTATGCGGCATAATCCGGATAGGGAATGATCTCCGCTGTGCTCTCATCCGTCTTGCCGGAAACGAGGATAACACCTGTAATCTCCACCGATACAAGATTGCAGATACCATCGGCAAAATCAGCATCAGAAAGATAGTATTCGCGTTTGACCGACAGAGTGCCGGGACGGAGTCCATGCCTGTCAAAAATGACCAGCAGACTACCATCATCAAGCCTACGGCAGTTCTTGTACCCGTGCCCGTCAAACTCCGCAACAACACATCCCGACAGGACTGTACGGTAAGTGAACCGGAAGGGAGTATTCACATCCCCATTCAAGTTCTTCTCTATGATCTTAAAATCGGACTGATAATTAATTTTCATACCTATAATATTGATGTTACATCATCTATCTCCTCGGCTGTCAAGATGCCGGAAAGGTCAACACTTCCACCGCCTCCGGTTGTTCCTGTAGGACTCCATTTCCCCTTTATCTTGCAATCATATATAGGACCGGGTATGGTATCCCCCACGACAGCCCAGTCGCCCACAACTGGAGATGGGACAGCAGCATGCAATGCTTCTTCCGTAGAAAACAATCCCTTGTTGCGGACACTGTTCTGCTTGACCTTATCAATCTCGGTAGAAGTCTTACTAAAATTGTAGTTAAGCCGATCTGCCGCCTCACTCCAAGTACCTGTTTTATTTATCGAATTAAGTTCCATATCACTTCATTTTATTTGGGCAATTGGTTTTGATCCCATACAATCTCAGAACCTTTAACCATAATTATGCGTCCTCCCATTATCTGGGTCTGATATATATAACCGTCACTTCCTTTTTGCTCGACAACCATACTGTCCGGGCGGAAATACAAAACATCATTACTATTCGGGTCAAACATAGAAACCATGGGAATCAACCCTTTCAGTCCGTATATGCATGATATATCTATCAGGGAGGCGTTCGTATTATCACGCATCTCTATTGAGGGGATTCCATATTCATTTTCCGGCTCAATGCTTATTGTATAGCCATTTGAAGACTTGACTTTTACTTTTCCAACAAATTCAGGATTTCCATCTGCATCCCATTTGATGTTCCCATTGGCAAGCTGCCCGGAACCATCCTCATTCAACAGTATCTTGCCATTGGCTATTTCAACTTTTCCCCGGAAATATCCGCCCAAAGCATAGATATATCCACGAAAAAAAGCATTACCGCCATGAGTAGCGACAAAGTTCGCCATATTCGCCCATTCTTCATCCGTAGGCTGGTAATTAGGATCATTACGAAACCTCATTACGGTTAATATAGCCTGTTGAAGCGTGCCACCTGCCCAGAATGCCACATCATCATCGTCATTGTATATGCCGCTTACTCCGGCAGTGACCTTCTGTAACTTGCCATCCTTGTAGTTACCTAACTGAATCATATTGGCCAATATCAAACCGCCAAGGATATCCACAGATCCATCCTTAATCGCGCTGGCGATATAATTGATTGACTGAAAACCGGCTGTTGCCTTGTCGTTATCCAAAATGGACGGTTTCCAGTCTGTGGCAATGGTTCCTCTTTCTAACTGAAGATCACAAACGGTTGCGGTACCACTGATGAGAAATATACCACTGCCATTGAAGGTAATCTTATGGGTATATCTCTGATAAGAGGATGTGAGAGGCTGAGAAACACTGAAAGAGCCGCACGAAACAGACACAGACGTACCCTTTGCTTTATAACTGATAACATAACTTTCTCCTTTAATCAATGATACAGATTGGGACAAACTACCGATTGCAGCAGAGTACCTGGAGCCGGCAGCACTATCTGCGGATACGGTAGCCACACCCGTCCAATACTTTAATTGCTTGCTATATAATTCGGTATCAGCAGACAATTGAGTATCAGAGGACAATGTCTCACTTTCATAATCCCCGGTAAACCCAGAGTTACGCAACAGATTGACACTTCCGACAGCCGCATTGTCTATCGCATCCTGAGCCTTTTGGGCCAGATCGGCAGCCGCCTGTATCTCATCCGGAAGACCTTCCATATTACGCCATCCAGTGGAACCTTGTTCGATATGAAACATACCCTTGATATCAACACCTTTATCGTGAGTATATTCCATGTAAGTGGTCCGATCCTTGTCACCAATGTATGCATTTCCGTACACCTTCATCCGGGCTTTGCCGGTAGATTTGTCAAAATCAAAAGAAATGACATCTTTCCCAGTCAAGGTAAAATCATTAATACCCTGATACATGATGATGGACGGAGAAACTTCGTTCACCGAAGAGAGAATTATCGCCGCCTGTCGGGTCATATCGGTCTTATGACCTAACCCCACGATATCATCACCTGCCACCGGAACATCGTTCTCGACATTAGGATCACATACGGTCTTGGACAAGTCTATATAGTTCTCACCCACTGCTGTGACCAACCGCCAGTAATAGCGGTTGCCGACATGATGAGAAACGCCTGTCTTGATATTGCACTCCTGGGCTATGGCAAGAGATCCCGGAGTAAACTGGTTCTCTATCTCAATTCCGTCTTCCTCTTCCTTGAAATAACAACGGTAAACAGCATCCAACTCATCTACACGGTTGCATTTCATACCTGCATGGGAAATCACCTGCTCGCCACCCACATACGTTTTCTTCTTGACCTCAAGTTCATCAAAAACGGCTTTGACCTTGACATACAGATAATCGACAACAGCCTGTGACATACCGTTCTCAAGCACAGTAATTCCACTACCGTTTTTACCAATCAAAAGACCTTTCAAAAACGTGATCAGCTCATTGGCAGTGTCTTCTTTATCTTTGCGTAAAAAGTATTTGGTGAGCTTTTCTATATCAGAATTATCCATGTTTTCTAGAATCCCGATAAATATGCGCCCAATTCTTTCAGCTGTATTCTCTCCTTCTGTAGATGCATTTCTTACTTGAAGAGCCAGTTTCTTTAATATGTCAACAGAATCGCTCATTCTCCTATTACACGAAAAACAGTTCTATTAGATTTTAATTTCCCTTCACCGTTATAAAGTGGCATACCGCATTCTTTTAGGTAAAGCACGCATTCTTTCAGGTAGCGGTCAGCTATACTACATGCATCGCTATACACCATCATCTTTTCCTTGAATACTGTATGACTGCTATATTCACCTTCCTTGTTCACGAAGCCGAAACGGGATACATTTCCATCTCCATTTTTGACAATACAGGCATAGGTATAATAAGCCAAAGCTACGCGAAGTCCAGTGATGATTATCTTCTTTTTACATTTAGTTTCATAAGTACCTCCGTCAAGCAGTAGCTGGTATTTTTCAGGATTTTTTTTCACGTCAAGGAACAGTTCGTCTCCCAACGCTGATTTGATGTAGATATTCTCCGACTCACGGATGTAGGTTTCTATCTTGTCAGGATCGAGATGTACAGACATTCCGCGAGACAAAGCCGATACCTCATCTGTTGTTATTAGATACTGCTGCATTTCGTACATACTTTAATGGTTCCACACTATAATCATTAGAGGGGTTGACTACTTCATACCAATAGCTGAATATACGGCTAAAGGTACGCTCTATTAAGCGTTGTTGCTTGCTTACGATAGAATTGTAATACTCGAAAGCATCTTCCAAAATATCGCCTGAGAATCCGACTTTACCAATACGGATGCAATACCATGGCTCTTGGCCATAAGCTGAATAAATACGTTCAACCACACTTGCGTCAGTAACGGTAAATTCTTTGTCGTAATTTTGTGAGTTCAGATTTATTATTTCAGGTTTTTCCTCATCGCTTTCTAAAGTAACTTCCATAATCTTTCCTGCATTCGTATCACCTTGCAACTGGATGAGTGTATTTGAGAAACTGTCGTCATCGTCTGTATCTTTCACTTCGTTGCCTTCTTCGTCAAAGGTTATGTTCGATCCCTTTTTGGTGAATACCATAGCGCCAGGGAAGAAATTATTTCGTACATTTCTGTACTTGACATTGGACAGCCCTTCATCGGTACTCATTTCTGTAGCCACCCGGTCACCTTTCCCGACAGGATAAGTATTTTTCCCGGCCATTGACACCCATAGGATTTGACCTTTGTAGTATTCAATGCCTCCGGCTGCTTCTATTTGAGCCAGTATCACATCTTTTTGAGGGTTAAAAACATCTATATAGTCGATGTTTTCTTTCTTGACCTGCAGAGCTTTCCCTTTACGTGTCTTCTTTCCGCTCCAGTCTGGATGTACTGCTATTTTTGCCACATAACCGTTTTCATCTTCTTCTGTCAGACGGCAATTTTCAAATGGTACGTGCTGCATCTCCACTATCTCACAGAAAACATTGTAGTTAACATGGATTGCTATTCCATTGAGTTCGGACATGTCTTTGCATAGTAACATGTGCACATCATCCAATGTGTCACCTTTTCGATTGACTACATATTTGGAAAAAGCAACCTCACGGAATCCGTTTCCTTCAATGAAGTCAGCGAAACGGTCTGAGCATTCAGATGCAGTAGAGCTTGCAGCAATGATATTCTTTAATGTCTGCGGATATAGGTTGTCCTGTCCGTAGGCTTGAATTCCTAGATTTTGTAAATAGCTTGTATCAATGCGGTTACTGCTTTTCTTTTTTAAATCTCTTACTCTCATATTCGCGAGGTTTACTTTCGTCCTTTATTTCTTTTATTCAACTTTATCTTCGCCTTCTCCATTCATTGCGTTCACAATTTCAATGGCCTTGCTTAGATGCAGATTCAGAACTTTTTTACTGATTTTCTTGCCGTTGATTTGGAAATCTTTCAACGTGTCAGCCACGGATTCTTCAGAAACTCCGTCTTGTAATGATTCTACCATTGAATCAAGCAGGCTTTGATTGTATCCACATTTGTTAACACGTTCTTTCCAGTCCGTAGGTATATGGGCGAAATAAATTTCACCTTTTGGATTTTTGGCAAGGTACTTTTCAGCAACTTCATCAGTGAGGTTGTCATTAGTGTACATTTTATTGCTTCCGAACTCCGGTTGAAGCAGGACACCATTCTTTAATATATAATTACATTTTTCTTTCATACGGTTATTCTTTTTGATGTAAACAGTCATTTCGATTACAGCATCGCGATAGCAGTCGTTACACGATGTCTTGGTGAATTCTTTTCCTAATACTTCCTTGTACAATCTTTCTATCTCCGATTTATCAGAAGAGGAGTAGGAGGGAAGTTCTCCTAGCTCCTTTAATTTATCAACCACTTCTTCTAACTCCATAATCATTCAGTTGGTTTTGTCAGTGTTTCAACAAGCGTTTTTGTCGTATCGTAAGATGTTTTGTACAAGAATAATGCTGATTTGGGAACTTTGGTTTCTTGCAAAGAGATATTCCATCCCCCTTCCGTTTCTTCGGAATACTTGTCATTGCCGATCTCTGCGGCTTTCAAACCTTGGTAGTAACCGTAAACCTGGAAAGCTGAATCTCCCGGATTTTCGGTTTTATTTAACCCTTTGGCTTTATTTTCCAATACAACGACAAAATCACCGTTAGCAAGCCCGTCAATAATGTCATTGCATACATCGGGGTCATTTGCTAATACAACCATGTTCACTATGTTAGTAAACGTGTTACGATAGGTTCCTGTTGCCAAGATTGTATTGGTACCAGTAAAGGGGGTTGCACCGAATACCTGTACTTTGTAACCTTTTTTACCTGTTTTCAGTGCAAGAGTTTCGATCACATTCTTACGGGCTGCGTTGAATGTAACCGCACCGAAATCCACGTCTGCGCGATTCATTATCACACCTTCCTGTTCCAGCCCGGGAACGATAGGATCATCGCACGATGGTGCGATGTCCTTTTTGATTGTTATATCACATATTGCCATATTTGCTCTTTTTCGTTAGTATGCTACCTGTACCAACTCATCTTCGCCAATCATGGAGCCTAATTTTCCTGTTGAATAAATGTAGTTCTTGCGGGCTTTCTTATCAAACCAGATATCCAAGTCCGACATCGGTTCGGTGCCCTCACATCCATACATCAAGTTCTCAGGAGAACATAAAACAGCACGATGCGGTAAGTTAAGTTTGGTTTTGTTGTTCTGATAGGCTTGAATAAATCTATCCCAAATGGAACATTTAACGATGGTTGTTCCATCGTATTTGCTGACCTCTACACCGTCAAATACAACTTCCCAGGGCATGATTACCTTGTACTTTTCTTTCATATCGTGAGTCAGAGCATCGCACATTGACTTGGTGGCGAAAATTGCGCATCCGTCTTTTTGGAAAATCCGGCTGTCGGCATCTTGCAACATCGCATCGAATATTGATGTGGCAATGCCTGTTTCTTTCATCTTTGATTTTTGTAATGCATATGATTCTTCTGCGTTGGCTGCAATTTCAGTGTGCTGTCCGGTATTGTTGGTACAGATGGCGAACAGACGTTTGAAAAAACCGTCACATGTTTTAAATAGTTCGATGTTTACTCCGTCAGTGATTTGACCACCTCCAGTGACAGACGCTGCTGATTTATCTCCAAACCATGTAAAACGCCACATCATTTTCATCATAGCTTCAGACAGCTTCGGCAGTACAATACCGTCCATATATTCGGTCGATGTCAGGTCTCCTATATTTGTTCCCGTTTTAAGGCAGTACTTGGCGATGGTGTTTTCCAAGTCTGTATAGCACATTTCCAAAGGAATTTGCCAATCCCCGATTTCCCATTCCTTTTGGGCGGCAGCGATAGCCACTTTTTTATATTCAGGGTCGCATCCGGAGCCGGCTACTCCGATATCTTCCATTTCACCGATAAAACCAGCTTTTTTACCGTTAGTCACATTGGGCATAAACGTCATAAAACGCTCCATGTCCTCGTTTTGAAAGACTGTTAACTGAATAAGGTCTTTCAAGTCTTTTACAGCCTGATTGTCAGGTGTAAGTTTGGCAAAATCTAAAATAGGCATTTCCCCTCCTTTTATTACTTGTTGTTTCTTTTTTCTCTTTCTTCACGAAGTTTTCTCTGAATAGGCGTTTCATTTTCTTCTACTCCTTTTATACCCTTGTTGAACGTTTGGGTACGAGCTGACACTTTATAAGTACTACAATGTTTTGCCAGCCAGTTTTCGCCCCCGGCCATACGGACTGCGTTCAGAATCTTGTTGTCCTCAATGGTACGGGCATTCGTCTTTAGAGAAGCATTCTCGGTTTCCAACTCTTCTATACGGGCTTTTAAAGCTTTCACTTCATCCTCTTCTAATTCATCAGGATCTTTAATTTCTGTAATAACGCCATCTGTCACAATGATAGTCTTGCCGTCAGGCATGACATGTTCGCCATCGGGACTTGCTGTATCTCCCACTTGGGGTTCACCTTCATCTCTTTCCACGGTAAGCGTGTTACCTTCGGCATTTGTCAATTCCATAGATACGACCTGTACGTCTTCAATTTTTTGATAGCCGCATTTGGCCAGCAGCCTGTCTATGATAGTCTGCTTCACTGTTACTTCTTTTTCTTTGTTCATTTTTTTGTTATTAAATGTGTAAGTTCTCCCTTTGGCAGTTGTAGGCATAAGAACGGTCGTGATAAAACCTAATTGTTTGGCTGTTTCACCACCAAACCAACCGGCTTTATTCATTTGGGCTTCGATAACTGAGGCTTCCGCCCCTGTGCGTTCTACATACAAAGCTAGCATCTTGTTTTTTTCACTCTCCAAGTTTGATTTTATTGATTCTAGGGTTTCAAGATCAAGGTCTCCATCGTATGAAGCCATATAAGGCTTGTGAATAAGAAACTTTGCATGTGGATAAGCAAAACGTCTTTCTTTTGCAGCGGCCAATAATATCACGGTTGCCATGGATGCACATCGTCCTACTACAGTACAGCTGATTTGCTTTCCTGAAGCACGTAAGGCGTCATAAATGGCATACCCTTCAACGGCATCACCACCGCATGAATGTATCTCAATATCAATAACGTGGTCATTCGGATCTATCCAAGATAGGAAATTTTGAATATCGGGAAAAGACAATCCCTCTTCACCAGTTAGATACCAATTTTCCATTTTGTCTTTATCCGCAACAATATCTTTGTTGATGTATAATTTCGCCATATATAATCTATTTTGAAGCAAAGGTAAAAAACGGTATATGGCTATAAGAATTTCAGAACATAATAGCACTGACACGCTTTGTCAGTAAAAAAAATAGGGGGAAGAATAATCTTCCCCCTTATTGAATTGAAACGTCAACGGACAACCTGTCAATGACTCTATAGATGGTCCTTTCTGAAATGCTGTATTCATCTGCCAGGTACTGCATGATATATGCCTTTTTATGACCTTCAGCCGTAAGACGGGTGTAGTCTTTATACATTTCCAGGTATTTAATATCTGATGCATCTAATGACATTTCAGACATTATCCTAAGAGTGTTCCTGTTTATATATAATAGTTCGTATGCTTTCATAAACTACCGCTTTCTTCTATGTATTTAATTCTATTCGCAACTGAAGTAAACTCTTCTACAGAAACGACAGGGGCAGGAGCCATCATCATTCCTTTGGCGACTGCTCTGGCCAGCATATCTTCGCCTAAAGTTTGATTATTCGTTGCTGTTACATTAATAGGTACACCTCCACCCATCATATTGAAGGATGATAGGATAGGGGCGAACATGGACGTAGCTTTGGCAGTTATAACGGATTCTCCATTCGACAATTGTGCCGGAATACTGTCGCTCGTTCCTGTCCCCGGTCCTGTAACCAAACCACCTTCTGCAAATTTAGCACTTTTTACTATCTTAACAGCATTTGCAATGTTAGAAAGGATTGTTGCAATACCTGATGCCATTGTAGCTATACCAAGAATACCTTTCCCTGATTCAGCGGATACCATTTTTGCGATCGCCTTACCTGAATTGATGGCGATCTCTGCCAAAGCCAACATTTTGCTTGCCATAGCAAATCCTCTGTCAGACTCCCCAATTTGTTCTGTGAGAGCTACAAGGCCATTTGTCACCTGTTCCATTGCTTCATATTTAGTTTGTTCTATTTCAATCTCCTTATCGCTCAGTTCTTTTTTGGATTCCAGATAAGCATTCTGTGCTTCCAGCTTGCGAAGATTGAATGCTTCTATACTTTCACCTTCCATTTGCTGCAGGCTATCGAGCTCGGCTTTCTTTTGTTCCATCCTTATACGAAGAATTTCCTCTTCGTTATCATATGCTTGTGCGATTTCTGTTTCAAAGCGTATGCGCATGGCTTCCTGTTGCTTGTTGATAATATCCTGCTCATGAACTGTTGCCAGTTCGTCTATCTTGGTATTGTACTTTGCTTTAATGGCCAGTTTCATTTCTTCGGTTTGTTCTGTGCTGGTAAGTTCCGCCTCTTGTTGTGCTTGTAATTGTTGTATCTTTAACTGATACTCCTGCTCGCTGCCTTCCTTGACCGATTCCAATTGCAGGGATATCATTTTTAAACGGTTCTCCAGTTCTTTTTTCAGCTCCTCATCGGACAACTTGCTAAGTTCCATAGATTTTTGTTGTTCCAAAGCCTTTATTTTGGCGTTGATGGCTTCACGAGCCTTAGCGGTAAGGTTCTCTTCTTGCTTTAAACTGATTTGCAAATCCTCAATCTGCCGGGAATAGTTCAATTCAATCTCTTTCCGTGCTTGTTCTCTCTTGTCTTTCACTAAGGCAAGCATAGCATCTTCTGCTGCCCTTACTGCTTCCAGTTCTGTTTGCTTTGCTTCCTTTGCTTTGTCTGCACCTTCCTGGCGGATAGAGTTTAGGGTATTTTGCTGCTCTGTCTGACGGGTGTAACTGCTTTCTTCCAATTCACTTAATCTGTTTACTTCTTCGCTTAATTTCCTAAGGTCATCAATAGTGCTTTCCGATATACCGATTTTTCCAATAGCTTCATCTGCTGTAATTGCTCCTTTTTGCATGTCCTCAATGGTCTTAAGGGCTTCCTTTGTTACTTTAGTATATCCGAGCATATTGGCAATTCTTGCTTTCGCTAAGTCTGTTTGGATTTTTAAGTCCTCTTTTTCCATTACTGCAGCTTTTTCCGCAGCTTTGATACGTTCCTGTGTGGACAGGGTCTGGTCATCTGCAGCTTTTTTCAGCTTCTCAATTTCAGCTCGGTTAGCGGCACGTGACATGGACAGCATGACTTCCCTCTTGTCTATCTCATTCAAGACTTCTGCCAGCTTCCACGCCTGTTTGGTTTCATTGACTATTTCATCACCGATACCAGCGAATATGGATTTGGCATCATTCCCCGCCTGTTTGAAGTTCCCGGTAAACAGATTCACTAAAGCACTTCCCAACTTGCCTGCCCGGTCTATTAAGACATTTACAGTGGCACCAAGAGCACCCATTATCTTATTGGCTGCTTCCACGCCCTTCTGTGTTTTGGTGAACCATGATACCAAAGATCCTAAAGCTACAATTAATACTCCAATACCAGTTCCAAGTAGAGCAACTTTCAACAGTTTCAAAACTTTAATCCAGCCGGTTGTGGTGGTCGAAACAGTAAGCATTTCTGTTTTTACTCCAGACAAATAATTTCTTACTCCACCCAAGGAGGTCACCATTACATTTATCTGCTGCACGAACGGGATATTGGCATTGGCGGCTTCCATTATAGCTTCCTTGTAATTGCCAACATTTCGGTAATACCGCTGTGTCTCTTCTTCAGCGCCCTTTAGAGCATCAGTAACCTCATTAATTCTGTTTTTTATGTTCATGCCTGTATCCGCATTTCGTTCCGCTTCGGATAAAGCATCGTATTCAGCCGTTAGGTTTGACAGTTTGGCACGGAGAGAAACAAGGCTGTTTTCTTGTGCCTTCTCCTGCTTGAGCTGATTTTGCATTGTTTTCGTTATAACACGTATCGAATCATTACAGTCGTTGATATAGGCTTTAGATGCCGCCATTTCTTCATTGTACTGCTGCCTTTTTATGTCTCCAGCCTTTAACTGTTCCTTCAGTTTCGCCTCTGCTTCTTTGGCTTTGTCGATTTTTGTCTGATACTCGGCTATAGCTTTGATAGCCTCATTATAATTCACTTTGATATCAAGTATCTTTTCTACTTTGTCTGCCATAATTTTAGATGTCTAATTGTAATAATTCAACATTTGCTATTCCTGTATTTTCTGCTGTAACGGATAGAATTGCATAATATTTCCCATATTGGGCCAGATATGCTGGAGTGGTCATATCTAAGTCTCTCAAGTCTTTTTCTGTTATTTCTATTTTTTCTTTAATGATTTTGGGGGTATACACTGCATTTTGAAAGCTTGTGTAGAATCTTTTTATGATATCTGTGAACGACAATTGTGTGAAGGTTCCATTTGATAGACCTCCATTGTTTTCCTCGAGAAGTATTCTTGGTTGAACTTTTTGCAGTTCAGCCTTTCCCTCTCCGTCATATTTGTACAATCGTATGAATGCTGTAATTCCTCTCATGTCGCATCCTGCAAATTTCAACTCTGCCATTTCTCTAGACTTCTCTAATGAGCTGATCAAGCAAGTAATTTCTCCACTGTAGTTGCCTTTTACCGTATCATCGTCTTTGTATTTAAGTATATTTCTTTGTGCAAAGCCATCGATAGTGAATTTCATTTCTTTAGGCTTGTTGGCCATATACGATGCTATTACCCGTCTAGTCCAATTGTACGCTTGTTCTTTTTTCTTTATGATATCATCGACAGACATAAATCTTATAATGTTCGTGCCTTCAATAGGATATGCAAATACGCCTAGCATGGTAGATATTGCTTTAATAAAATCAAGCTGTGTCATATCTGGCAAATTTGGTATAATGGGGTAATGACCATTCCCGTTAAGAATACTTTCGTCTGGTTGCTTGGGCGATACAAGGCTGTTTTCCATTCTTAGATTTATGATTCCATCTACACCGTTTGATACGTCTGCAATAAATCCGATATTTGTGAATCCAAACCGGATATCTGTACCTTTGTTTACTGAGTCAGACTCTACACCTTCGAACTCAAACGTAATATTGTAAGAGTTTCCTCCATTGCTTATTATATCCGTATATCCTATGTTGAATATTTCATTGTTCTCTCCGTTCTCAATATAATAAGCTATCATGGCTGCATTGCTGGGATAGAAAGAAGTTAAAGTATGTATTGATACTTTGCCTGAAGCATTGAGCTTTATGGAGTTTCCTTTTGTCTTTATTCCACTAATGAATGTGCCTTCGCTTAGCGAGCTTTTATTTACCGTTCCATAATATGATGAATATTCTTTATTTTCGAAGTAAAGTTCAATAGGCCCGGTTCCTTGGTTAAGGTAATATTTTGCATTCAACCACAGTTCATTCTTTTGAGAGAATTCCAACCCGTCATTTCTTGTCAGCAATGGGATAAACAGCTTGTTCAAGACTGCTTGCTGTTCACTTGGAAAAATGAATATCACATCATTATCAAGTGATATATGTTCTAAAATCCATGTTGCTTTAACTGCCGGATGATAGGGTAAGTCTTTATCGGCTGAACGTATATTGTAATTTACTTTTGGGAAAAAGAAATCTCCATGACTATCATATTGGCTTACGTTCTTTCCGCTATTCCATTCGATGTAATAATCAGGAAATGGATCATTCCCTTGGCTTTCATAATGCCAACGTTCTTTTAAATCTTGCAGTTTTTTTTCTTCATTGGCAATACTTGAAAATTGTGTTGCGTTTCCCCATATTAATGCGGTTTCAAACACATCAGACGTGCCTATCAAGTATATTTTTGCCCCTTTGATAATTTCTACTCCGTTTCTTATGTATCTAGCGTCAAGGTAAAATGAAGCAACGGAATATTGGCAGGATGGCAGGTCTGCGTGAAGAAATGCAGACTGATTCCTCACTGTGTTTGGAAGTTTAATAGTGTAGCTTGTGTTACTTACAATTTTGCCTATATCGGTGAATATATTATTCTTGTATTTTAATGTGATATTGGTGCTGTCGTCCATATCTACTAATTTGTTGTTGGCACCGACATATAATAATTCATTTCTCATAAGCTCTGCACGTTAGTTTCAGGTAATATAATGTTCGCTTCAAAGTCTTGCAGTGATACCCGCTGTTTGACGAAATTTCCCACAGACACATTTACGGCCATCCATCTGGCGTTACCGTTATCATCATAGCCCATGAACATATCAACAACAGGAGATGTGGCCATTTGGTAAAGGAAGTCATAAGTTATGCTGTCTATTAATGGAGCGCATACGGGAAGTGTCGTTTCTTCCATTTTCCTTTGCTTTCGTCCGCTACCTCCATGGTATCCGTTCTTGTAACTGTAATCCTGCATATTGTTTCTGATGAACTCTCCGTCATTGGATACCTGCGAAGTCTCGTCTCCTTGCATGAATAGCCAGTAACACCACATTCCATGGCGGTTGATCCATCTCAAGTATATTCCACAGTCTGAATTGTCAACCTTACAAGTGATCTTTGTGGCCATATTGAGCAGCCCTCGGAAGGTGAAATCAAAGGTGTGGTCAAAAACAGATGCTGCCGTATTACTTCCAGGTAGATAAAATTCCACCCTGTCTGAAGCATCTATTCCAGCAAGAATGATATTCCATGCATTTTGTCCTGATAATGCGATAGGGGAGCTTTCGGAACCATCTATAGTTACTTTTACATTCCCTGATGTTGCAGAGTATAAGCCTACAGAGAATGGGTAGTTTTTGAACCATGTCAGCACTCGGCTTCCATTATACTGCTCTCCAACCTTACTGGCTCCCCACAATATGAATACGTTGAACTGGAAGCTGTTTTCAAGTGTTCCTGATTCGTTATACATATCAAGCTCTATGCTAAACAGACGTCCTAACTTACTATCTTCGGCGTGAATTGACTTGTAATCGACTTCTCTGTATTCGTCAAAATAGCTCTGCGTATAGAATGATAGGTCAAAGAAGCAGGAACCACCGAACGTCGCTCTGTTCTCTCTGTCTGATGTGGCTGTGGTGGTGTCCGTTACCGTTGCAGTAACAGATTGATAGTTTCCGCCAAGGATATTTATTATCACAGGATTAAAGCAGAATCCTATTTGGTCAGGATATTCAATTGTTGTATTATCTATCGTATGTGTTCTCATTGTCGAAATTCAGATTTATATGTTCAACTTCTGTTTCATATATAGCCGATACCCTGCTGGCTATATTGTCCACGGTATTTTCTAGATCACGGGAATAGATTTCCTCATGTTTTCTGTTTCGGTATAGTTCCGTTCCTTCCTTGGCTATCTTTCTAGCGACAAGGTAGGCGAAGGAATCGGGCTTCTTTACTTGTATACCCTTATCTTCCACCCATTGGCGGATAATCTTGTAAAATCCTTTCGGAACTTTCCCTGGCCCACGTCCGGTTTCTAGTACCGCGAATGCCTGCCTGCCCCACAAAACGCCTCCGTCCTCCGACATTTCTACTTTCAGACTGCCCTTTGTCCTTCCACTGGCTACTTGTCCGGCTGCTTCATGGTTGGCTATAATTCGCTTGCGTAACGCTTCCAGCTCTTCACCTATTATCCTTAGGGTTCCGGCTTTAGTTTCTGCTGCCATATACAATCTCTTTCACGCTCTTGTTGCAAATAACAGTACCCATTATCTCTTCTAACTTAAGTTGGATAACTATTCCGGTTACATTAACATCCAGCTTGTCATAGAAAACAGAATAAGGGATATCTCCTGATATTTCTTTGAACATCCCACTCCTGTTCAATAGCAATATGAATTCTTTGGCTTTATTCTTGCATCCTTCTATCACTGCATCATTTTCTGTGCCATCAAAATCGAACTTGGTTTTATCCATGAATGCCATCATACAGTTAGGGCAGTCTCTTAACTGCTGTCTGCCTAGATTAAAAGTTCCGCTTACAGGAAGGAGATTAAGCACTGCCGGCAATTTAATCTTGTCCAGTCTTATATTGGCTGTTTGCCAGTTGTCAAAAAGGTAACTTACACCCTCCATAGAGTCTACTATCTTTTTAATTTTTTGCTCTACCGTCATTTCTTCTTACTTAATATGTTTCTTAATCTACGTTCGAATCTTACTCTTTTGGCGTCCATGTCAAGACATTTATATACTCTGACCCATGGCACGCTGTCTACTTCTGCATGATCAGTGATACCCATGCGCTGTGCATAGTAATCAATCATGCCGAAAGGTCCAAAATTTAGCAATTCGGATCCTGCTTGCTTCTCTTCGGGTGTGGGTGGTACATTCGTCGACGCGAATAGTTTATTTATTCGTTCAACTTCTTTGGCCACCCATTGTACGAATCCCAGTACATCGGTAGCTGGAAGTTGGGATATATAACGTTTACTCAGCCCCATCAGTACAGTACAGGGAACGAACAAGATATCGTGTTCTGTTTCGATGGATTGCAGTTGCATCAGTTCTCCCATATTTATGTCGTTTAGGGTATCTGGTGTCTTATACTGCCCTAGTTGATAAGGTTTTTTCAGTTCATCCAACTTGGTTCTAATGACCTCGGGTTCGGTGGCAATGCTGCTTATTGTCAAAAATTCTTTTACTGTCATATCTTTCCTATTTTTGCTTTTGGTCGTTTTGGTGTTGGTTTGATGCGGAATATCATTGCCATTATCAGCATATCAAGGTAATCTGTGGAATGACCTAATATTTCTTTCATTTTTTCTTTGCTGATTATTCCTTTCTTCCGTGTGTCTGCATCAATATGTGCTTGTTTGAGAACTGACAATTCTTCAATGATCCGTTCCCGCTGTGCTTCCGTGCATACGATACGAAGCAATCGATTGTTAATCATCTCAGCCAGTTTGAAGGCACACTCTGATTTCAAATTGTCAAATTCAGGATTAATAGGTCGTGCTCCTCCATGAAACTCCTTGATACCGTTCAGATAGCTTTCAAGATAGTTCCCCAATCCGTCAGAGTCCGCAATCATCTTACTACGAGGAATTGAGCATTCTATCATCATCCGCTTCAGGTCTGTTTCAATGGATTTTCCAGTACTGTATTCCTGATCCAGTTTGATAAAACACACATTCCCTTTCCAATGACCGGCGATAAATCTGTCTCGTCCCTTCATTGCAAGGTCTGCAGAACCGGTAGATTCACCTGCAGGAGCAATGAACTCATTCGTGAACAAGTCACAGATAGCGTCGTAGTTACACAGGGCAGTCGGGTCATTATCATACTCCCAATTGCCGAAATATAGGCGTTCCTTTGTTACCCGGTCTTTTGTGTTTCGAAGACTTTCGATGTAGTCTTCTGTTGCCCAAGGATTATCCTGCACCAAAGCTTGGATAAATGCATAAGGAGCTTGTAATTTGTCTTCTTTCCAGGGCTTGTAGAATTCACGGTATAGCCAGTTTTTCTTCGGGTTACAGGTGATAAGTATCTTTCCGGGTACATGGTATACATCGTTCATGTGGCGGCCGATACGGGTTTTCAAGACTTCGAAGGCAAGGTAGTGCACTTCACCAGCTTCCTCTATCCATCCTCCTGTATATTCCTTAGACCCCAATCGTTCATACATCGGATCTTTCACCGGATAATACGTCAAGTCAATATAAACGATTTCACTTCCGTTGTCGAAGGCTATCCCTTCATTTGTTGTCTTGTATGCCGTGAAGCTGTGAGAAGATGCTACCTTATTGAAGGTCACGGTAACGGACTCACGGCTATCCTTCAAATTATTTCGGCCAACAAACCAGCGAGTACCGGGAAGATAGTAGGCACATTGCATCAGCCATTCACAGCCTAGCCATGATTTACCACCACCTCCGGCACCACCATACAATAAAAATTTCGTTTTGCTGTCACGAAGAAAATTGTATGCCAATCGCTGTTTTAAGTTAACCTTTTGCTCCATATCACTTCAATTTGTCAGCTTCGGGAGTATAGGGAAGAAAGTCAAATCCGTTGAAGGGTTTGCCTTGTGTTGTATGATCCACTTCCTGTTTGTCGGACAACCCTAGCTTTCGGGCTATAATGTTTGCATTGAAAGCGCCAACACAGGCTCCTTCAAATTGTTGAGTCTCGATGGTTTCTTCCACCCGCGCGATGACGTGCAAAAAATCTTCATCATTTTTTTTCATGCATTCACTTCTGAAGCTACTCCACCAACGTGATGAAGTACCTAGATAGATACATAATCCGGTGAGAGAGTAGGGGCGCTGTGTAGGTGAAACTTCTTGTTGTGTTTGCTGTTCATTAACAGTTTCTGTTCTTTTACCTTTTTTGCGTCTAACAGGCATGGTACGTTGTATAGCCTTTCTTGTTGTCCATGGGTTTTCATCACACCATTGGAAATATTCGCACGCCGCCTCCCATAACGCTTCAGGCGTGGCGAAGAGTTTATCCCTGCCATGCTTGCTGCGTAACATCCAAAACTGATTTCCTTTAGGTGCTGCCATTGTTTATAGTGTTTTAAAGATTGGTATAATTTCTTTGTCCAAATCCCATTTGCGATTATTGGGAAGAGGAAGTGTGAATTCATATTGCAACGCTTTCAGATAATCACTCTTACTTGCGCTCCTTCCGTTGGTTGATGCTACTTGAAATGACGAACCTCTTAACTCTTTTTCTGGGCTTATCTTCATTCCTTTATCGAATATGTTAAAATCCTTTCCGATGTAAGCTGTGTTTAATCTGACGATGTCAGCTGTGGAATGATAATGCTGGAAGTACCATTCACCAAAACGGAAGTTGGCTGTGAAGTTCTTTGCGTCAAGGAATACGGCTTTAGAACGATGGTCGTGTGTTTCCTTGCGTTCAGATGATTTCTGGGCGAACAGCAGCGGAATGCCAGACCAGAATATCATTCCTCCGGGCTTGCATATGGAAGCACAGTCTTGCCTGATTTCCTTTTCATCAATGATGTCCGCTCCATCTTTGCGGTGGAAGAATTCAATGGCGTCAATGAGATAGCCTTTTTTCTTCAGTATGGTTGCGTAATCCTTTTGTCCGGCACCGAAATCGAGTATGCGCATATCCTTGGTGATGTATGGTATAACCTGCGTTTCATACAACGTTGAATGGCTACGCTTGCTTGGAACCCCGTTCTTTTGCCGTAGCCGTGCCTTTTGGGCAAAAGACTGTATATAGGTCTTTCGTTCCAGATGGGAATACTCGAACACTCCATATTCCTTAGAGAAGTATTTGAGCGCGATTTCTTCTTTCCCTTCTGGAAGGACATATACAAGTAGGTCCATACCTAATAGTTTTACCGTTTTGGCATATACTGTTGAGATGATCACTTTCCCGGTATGGTCACATACGGCATTTGCAAACTGGCCGTAACGGAGAATCATTTTCGTAAGGTCAACAACACGTGAGTTGTTTCCTCCTTTGGAAAGAATGGAGATATCTTTGTTGGATACAGTATAAAATCCTTCTGTTCCTTTAGGAAGACTTACATTGATTTCTGGTTGGATTTCCGACAACTCACATTCCGCATAGTTGTGAAGTTGGTTGAACCTTACTTCATCGGTGGAGTTTACACCGTCAAGAATAAAGGCTGGAACATGGGTATACCCAAGCAGCTTCATTGTCTTTGTACGTTGGTGTCCTGCCATGATACGTTTATCCGATTGACGTATGATGATCGGTTTGATAATGCCTAATTCCTTGATGGATTTTTTTAAATCTTCTTGTGCTTCATTAGTGAGCAGGCGTGGGTTATATTCTGCCGGGTTCAATATTGATATGTCTATGTATTCCATCATAAGCCAAGTAGATTATTAACAAAACCAACCATTACACCGTTCTCATCCAAATATTCAGAAGCCCGTGCTTTCAGTGCTTCCAGTTCGCTTTCACTGACTGGAATCTTATACCCCTCAAATACTAAATATTTGATATGAGCTCCGGCTTCATAGTTTGCGTTCTTGAGTACATTATGACTGTCTTCTATATCTTCTGAAAAATCTGTCGGATCAGGAAAGCTGATGCCTTCCATACCCCAATTAAGCAACTCGTTACAATCCCAGTCAAACAACTTGGTTATGTCCCATTGTCCGTTGTTAACGTTATCACGTATGATTAGCTCACGTTCCCTTTCCTCGGTCAGGTTGGGAATAAGAACGGTCGGTACTTGTTGCATACCTAGCGATATACAGGCATCATACCTTTGGTTTCCGGCTATAATGATCAATTCGCCAGTACGGTCTGACAGGATGATCGGTCGGGCTTCGAAATAATCCGGATTGTTTCGGATTGACTCTTTAAGTTTGTCTAGCTGTTCATCCGAAATAGTTCTTGGATTGTTTTCCAGTTTCTTCAGTTCCTCTAGTTTTCTGTAAATAATTTCCATAATTGCTTTTTTTGCGTTACAGAAACGAAGGTACTTAATAAGGGAGCTAAGGGGAAAAATGAGGAAAACAAAGTACTGACACGGCTTGTCAATACTTTGTTATGTGTGTTATAATTCCTTTGTTGATATCAATGCCGAATTGCTGGTAAGATAAAGAATTACAGGAAAGTATTTCACTGGTAACCTGTAAAGTCTTGCATTCTTCTTTGATGAACGTTAATATGAAAAGTGGGAAAGATAGATAATGCTTTTTGCAGATTTTTGGAACGGAGTAGAAACGTGACTTTACTTGTTTTCGACACTGTCCAAAATTTTGTGTAAATGGAAACAGGATTCAGCTGTAAGTTTGT